AGTCCGTCGAGCGCGTCGTAAAGCGTGCCATTGGGTTCACAAAACACCGCGCGGGCTTCGTTGCTCTGCATCATCCACCAGGCAAGGGTGCTGCCGCTGATCTTGCGATCGAGTTGGCTGTCGATGGCGATACTTTGGTAAAACACGGACTCGGGTTCGTCAAAGACCAGCCCCGCGTCCAGGTCAAAACGCACTGCGCCGATGCTCAGAATGATGGCATCAGACGTGGTGGCCAACGTCTCAAGGTCCAGCATGATGTCGTGGCTCATAGGTACACCCCCGACATCCACATGCCGACGATGGCAACGGCGGTGATCGTGCCCACAACGATGGCAACGCCGTCGGCGTCGATGGATTCGGCAATGCGGCGCAGCCAGACAAAACGCACGCGGCGGGCAACTGGGTTGCCTAGTCGGTCAAAGGCTTGGCGGTAGGTCATACGGCCCCCGAAACCAAAGGATTGAAGGATTCAAGAACCGATCTGCGGACAGCCCTGGCCCTGCCTGTGTCGTGCTTGAAGCCGATGTCCTGGGTGCCGTAATCGAAGTACTGATACCAGGCGTAGTCGGCTGAGTACTGCGTGCCGGTCCAGTGCCAAGTTTTCTCAAACGCATCTGGCAGGTTGGCGAACAACAGTGCGGCCTCGGCCTTGGTGGGCAGGCGTGCGCCTTCGCCTTGGTCCTGGCCCCACTTGACGGCGTATTGCCAGGACAGTTCATCGACCGGCTTACCGTCAAGCAGGATCAGGTGGCCGGGTGCGCCGCCTTCGATGTCACCGGCAATGCCGGCGTAGATGCCGCCTTGGCCCGGCCAAGGTTGGCCTATGGGCGGTGGGGTGGTGGATTGGGTCGGTGCTGGTGTGGTGGCAGCTTCGCCAGCCTGCAAAGAGGACTCTGCCCACCATGCTTCATTGGCGCGGCCATCTGCGGATTTGTAGCGCAGGCAGTAGCTGTTCTCTGCGTGCAGGTATTCAGCGACGGCAATGACTTCGCCGATTTCACCGCTGACGATGATGCGGGCTTGCTGGCCCAGTTTGAATTTGAAGGCTGACACTGTTCACTCCTTGACCACCTGGGGAGGGGTGGGTTGGAGTAGATTATTAGCACAAACTAACTTGCCGTCAATAGCTGTAACTAACTTATTTGCAATAATCCAGCACCCGGCATGGTGCCGGGATAAGGATTTCACAATGACAGACGAAAAAAAACGACCCCAAAGGATCGTTGATGCCACGACACGAGGCTTGTTCTTCTCGTGCACTACCTACTACGACACAGACATTCAGCGTTTGCTCTGGTGGCCTGAATGGCTTCAACGTATGCGGAAAATGTATGTGTGGTGCTTAGATTGGACAGATCCACGGCTCCGTGCTGGTTTAGGCATCCGCTAACGGTGTGTCCCAAATCCACCATTACATCATCCAGGTCGAAGACCGTGAAGCCATCGTCCGTCTCGACGGCGGCTCGCAGTCGCGATCTGGAAAGGATGCGGACGATGCCGTTCATTTGTCATCGCATGTTGCTTTGGGCTTACATGCAAATGCCGTCTTCGTTAATGATGCAGTAGCTGACCACTATTTCATCGCGGATGATTGCTTGGTACGATCTAAAACCCACATAGCCTCCGTAGCTATTTTTTGCATTCACAGTGCCTTTTTGTAAATATCCAAAGTGTGTCTTTCCACCGTTTATTAGTCCGTCCCGTAGAACGCCTTTGACACATTTACTATAGGTCGTGAATTGTGCAGACATCGGGTCTTTTAGAGTAGATCTAATAAATTGTTCGGCAACGTTTGCGCACTGTTGTGTGGTCATGGGCTGACCATAGTCGGCGTTGTCAAGTTCAGCTTGGGCGATTGGTGCTGTGTTGCAGCCTGTAAGCGCACCGATTAAAATCAATATGGTGATAAGTTGTTTCATGTTCGCCCCTTTTATTAAATGGATCATCATTGCTTGCACTGCTTGATCAGCGCACCTTGCAGTGGTAACCGTAAAGTCCCGCACTACAGGCAGTGGTGGCAATAGCTACAAATGGCTTCACGTGAATTTTCATATAAAAGGTACTTTCCTGGTTGGGTGAATTTTTCTGAAAATGTCAACGCGAGAAAGGATTTCTCCCGTTGTTAGGTCAACGCCGCTTTGAATGCCTTCAAAAAGGAATGTGCGGCGTTCTTGGCGCAGCGCGCACCATGCATAGAACTTGCGATTGGTCGCGCCGGTTCTACAGGGGTGAATGTCGCGCGTTGTTTTTTGGTCGTTAGCGTCTAAATAAACAATCTTTAATGAGCATTGTTCGGCTGCCCGGTTCGGGGCAAGCAATGCACTAGATGATTTTTCGTTGAGGCTTTTGAGTCCGCGGGCGCTGACGATCAGGAAGTACGCTAATCCCCCACCTAGCGCCCAAAGGCCGCCAGCCCAAAGAAACAGATCCGACGCGCTGGATGATTCCGGCAGGTCGTTGGTAAGCCACAGTTTGATCCAATTGAACGGAATGAGGATCAGCATGGCCGAAAAACCCCATGTCAACAGTCTTCCAATACCCATACGCCGCTCCTAGGTGGAAATTAAAGTTTTCCAAACGACGTTGCCCGGCTGGCTTTTGTAATTTTGTAGGACAGAAAGCAGTAAACATCAGCAGAGTGGCGGTTACGCGTGGGTACCGGTTCTCTCCATCTTCGCGGGCCCGCTTTGTTCCGCTGGCGGGTCTTTGGCCTTGACGCTGCGGCCCATAACAAAACCCCGAAGCTGCCCAAGATATTCGTGTTTACTGGCCTTGTCCAGTTGGCTGAATAGGTCAACAAGCTCTGTGGTCATTTTGTCCTGTTTAGGACCTATCAAATAAGTCGCCTTGGCTGATTGAAGGATTGGTTGTGATCCATCAGGCGGGTATTTTGGTTGTTTGCCTGTTGCCAGCCATTCGGGAGTGACACCAAACAACTTTGCAGCCTTCAGTAAGGGCTCAGCTTTGATTTTTTTTGTTTTCCCGGATGTCCAATTAAATGAAGTTGGGGCGGCAACACCACACTCAACAGCTATCTGTTCGTTCTTAAGGCCGGTTGCTTTTATGCAATCAAGCATCCTGTCTCTTAGTGTGGTTCCCATTAGTTGAGCCTAACAAAATAAAAGTTAGTTGGGGCTAGATTTATAGGTTAGTTGTAGCTAAGATGTGTACCACTATGACCGACACCGAAATCATTCATCTGCTTGGCGGGGTCACGGCTGTGGCCCGCATGTTGGGGATCAAACCGCCATCTGTTCACGCTTGGTTGGAGGACGGCATACCCGAGGGCCGCTTGCGAGAGCTGGCTGGGCAGATCGAGATCAAAAGCGAAGGCCGATTCAACCGCCGTGAACGCTGGCCGGAAAAGTTCGCGTTCTATTGGCCAGAGCTGGCCCAGCAAGGGCAGGGGGTGTGAGATGGTGATTTGCATTTGTGCAAATCATCATTTTTTTTGTCTGTTTGAGCCACACAACGGCACTCAACTCGATTGCGGGGTCACATGAACCAAGTCGCTTTACCGGTAGAAATCAGACCTGAAGACGTTCAGCGCAAGCAGTCTTTGGGTGCATCAATTGAACTGTGTGCGGAGCTGGCCGGGTTTTCTCTGGATAAGCAGCTACAGCAGGAATTGGGCGTTGACAAAGCGCAGTTCAGCCGCTGGATGTCTGGCACTGAGGGCATTTTGTGGCCGAAATTCTCCAAGCTGATGGATATTTGCGGCAACGAGGCACCACTACTTTGGATGCTGCATCAGCGCGGGTTTGACTTGCACAGTGTGCGCAAATTGGAGTCTGAGACTGAAAAGCAAAACCGGCATTTGCGCGAGGAAAACGCAGCGTTGCGCCGGGTGCTGCTGGGGGGGGCCGCCTGATGACAGCAACCAGACACCGTGGCCGCTCTGTGGGTACCAAACGACAACAGTTGAGCAATTGGGTGAGCGGCCAGACTGAATTCACCATGGGGCAGTTGGCACGGTCGCTGAATTGGCCGCTAAGTGATGCCAACAACACATTGCGCCGGGCTGAGGAAAAGGGCGAAGTGCTACGGGTGGGAAAGACGCGGGTGCCTGATGCCAAGCGGCCTGTGGATGTGTACCAGCGTGCCTGTGGCGATGTGATGGCAATGCCATTGCGCGATGTCTTAAGGGTGTGGTCATGACAAAAATGGCGGTGTGGTGCTGCCTGACGCCTATGTGGGCGTGCTGGGGGGGGGCAATTGGCACTTTCGATTGACGACGTCTTAAACCAGATGCGTGAGCGGGACATTGTTCCGCCAAAGGATCTGTTTACTGACGGCAAAAAAATGACCTGGGCGGGGGACGCCCGCAAGCCCAAGAAAAAGAACGCCTGGGCTGTGCTCTATGAGTGGGCCAGCCCCAAGTCGGGCAAGGTGTACATCGTGGGCCGTTATGGCATACGCGATGAACACTGGGCCATTGAACCTACGCAGGTGGAATGGTCGCCCGCTGAAAAAACCGCATGGCTTGAGCGACGCAAGGCACTGGAAAAAGAGGCGGACGAAGACCGCAAGGCTGCTGCATCAGCTGCGGTTGACAAGGCCAGCAAGCTGTGGGCGCGGGCACGGCCAGAGGGCGTCAGTGACTACCTGCAGCGCAAGCAGGTGGGCGCCTATGGTGTGCGCTTTGCCTTTGGCTCGGTGGTGGTGCCGCTGGTGGATCTGGCTGGCAACCTGCACGGGCTGCAGTGGATCAACCGTGAGGGTGGCAAGGTGTTTGGCACCGGCACGGTGAAAGAAGGGCACTTCCACCAGCTTGGTGATTTGGCAGACGATTTGCCAGTGGCGTTTGCTGAAGGGTATGCCACGGCAGCCAGCGGGCACATGGCCACGGGCTGGCCTGTGGTGGCCTGCTTTGATGCGGGCAACATCATGCCGGTGGTGATGGCCTGGCGCAAGCTGTACCCAGACAAGAAGTTTGTGATTTTTGCGGATGATGACCGGCACCTGGTGCGCCGCCTGTGCGAGCGGCTGCAGACGCATGGTGTGGGCATCAAGCCCGTTGACTTTGCCAAGAGCGCCGGTGGCCTGCGCGACATGCGCTGGGAGCTGCCAGACAACCGGGTGGTGGATCTGAAAGCACGCTGGGCCAAGGACAAGTGCGATGTGTATTACATCGAAGGCTCGCTCACGGTGGATGGCACCACGCAGTTGCTCAAGATCGAGAATGCTGGCCGCGCCAAGGCCTTTGCAGTGGCCAAGCGCTGTGGTGCGCATGTGGTGCTGCCACGCTTTGCTGGCCGGGCTGAAGATCTGACGGACTTCAATGACCTGCACGTTGCCGAAGGCCTGGCGGTAGCGCGAGAGCAGCTGATTGCCGAGCCAGAAAGCAAACCAGAAAAAAAATCGAACGCCATGCCTCCCGGCGAAGGGGGCTCAAGAGGCGGGCCTGGCGGTGGCCACGGCGGTGAGGGTGAAGGCTGGGCGCGGCTGAACTTCCCGTATCTGACTGACAAATGGGAAATCAAAGGCATACGCGAGAACGTGTACTTTGCCCTGCGCGAAGACCCAGCCCTGCGCGAGCTGGTGCGCTACAACGAATTCAGCCAGCGCATTGACAAGGTGCGCATACCTCCATGGGGTGGCAAGCTGGGCGAATGGAAAGAGGTGCTAGACGATATTCGGCTGGCTGAGTACGTCGCCAGTAGGCATGGGCTGATTGTTGGCAACCCGGTGACGATTGAGCAAGCCGTATTGATGTCTGCACACGACAACGTGCACAACCCGGTGCGTGAGGACCTGGAATCTGTGGAGTGGGACGGCATTGGGCGGCGACACCGTTGGATGGTGGAGTGCCTGGGTGCAGCCAACACCGAGTATGTGGCGGCGGTCAGCGAATACTTTTTGCTGTCATTGGTGGCCCGGGTGTTTGAGCCTGGTTGCCAAATGGATTACATGCTGGTGCTGCAGGGTGCGCAGGGGGCTGGTAAGTCCAGCGTGCTGCAGGTGCTGGGCGGCGACTATTACGGTGCGGGGTCATTCCGCATTGGTGACAAGGATTCGCTCCAGGCGCTGCAGGGCAGGCTGATCTTTAACTTCAATGAGCTGGATGCGCTGAGCCGCTCTGAAAGCACGGCAATCAAGGGCTTTATCACCGAGCGGACTGATCGCTTCAGGCCACCTTATGCCAAAGGCTTCCAGGCCTTCCCGCGCAACTGCGTGTTAACGGGTGACACCAACCAGGGTGAGTTCTTGCGCGATGCCACGGGCGACCGGCGCTTTTGGGTGGTGCACTGTGCTGACATCGATGTGGCCAAGATGATTTCATACCGCGCCCAGTTGCTGGCTGAGGCGGTGCATTGCTACAAGCAGGGCATCAAACGCTTCCCGGACAAGGCTGAAGAAAAGCGTCTGTTTTTCCCGGAACAGGACAAGTGGAAGTTTGTGGATGTGTGGCATGACGCCCTGGCGCGTTACGTCAACTCTGATGAGATGGTGGAACACCATGATGGCTGTTTGTCAGCCCATGGTGTGCCTTTACCAAACATTGATCGTGAGTTCTTCAGCACGCACGAGTTGCTGGTGAAGGCGCTGCACATTGATGTGGGCAAAGTGGACCGGGCGGGGACGATGCAGCGCAGCGTGGGTAACGCGATGAAGATGCTTGGCTTTGAGTCGCATAAATGGACTCAGGGCCGCAATCGTCCACGAGGGTATTTGCGTAGCTTGGCAGTCGCTAAAACGCCGCCAGCGGCCGTTGCGGTGGCTGGGCCAACGCAGACAAATGAGGATGAGGTGCCGCCGTGGGATTGACCGCACGCATGCACCAGGCAGTTATGGGAACCGCAGGGCCGATGGGGCACTGTGGGCCTGCCTGGCGCACGGGTGTGGGCGACCATGATGGCTTGCACGACCAGCACTGTTTTGGTGCTGGTCGTGTGTGCTGGACGTCGCAAGTCATTGATTTGCAACGGCTTTCTGGCATCCGGCCAGCACGGCCACCAACACCGCGCACACATGCGTATGTGTGTGGGCGTGGGCGCAGGTGGGCAGGCGGGGGCGGGCGCGCATACGCGTGCGCGACGCGTTTTTACTGGACATCTGGTCGGAAGGAAAAAAGGTAAATGGAATCAACAACTTGCGACGGCCAGCACCACGACCGCAATAGTGACGAAGTGGCCGGATTGAAGCCGCAGCCAACAAACATCAAGGAACAGATGCCTCAACTGGCAACTATGTTGCAGGATTTTTCGGGCCAGTTTGGACGTGAACGTGTCCAATTGCAGGTGAAAGCCAGTATCGACCTGCGACGTGCTTTTGATGCTGATGACTATGAGGCGGTCAGAGCTGTGTACCGACGTGGGCATGGCTGGATTGACTGGGAGGAAAACGGGTTTTGCATAGGTGTGCCCGGGTGGGCCATGAAGGCGTTCGCCAAACGGCATCGGGGCGGCTGATGATTCAGTGGATTGACAAAAAGTTTTTGAACTGGGGTGAATGGTTGCAAAACAACCGGGGTATTGGCAGCCGTGGTCTGTCGGCATGCTGGGGATCAGTGGGCGGTGGCGGCCACGCAACATCAATCGTGCCGGTGGCCAGCATCGATTGCAGCCG